GTTCCTGATCGTTCCGCTCTCCCAGTCCTGGCGGCGCTTGTATTCTTCGCTGCCTTCGATCTTGGTGTTGGGGCTCCAGCGGGTGCGGACACGGCCGCGGCGGTCGTCGCCCATCCAGGCACGCTCAACGACGCCTAGCACCACCTCGGCATTGTGGTTCCACAGCCATGGCGCCGCGCCACTGTTCAGGCGGCTCATGTTCATGGCATCGGGGTCGTGGCTGAGCACTTCCATCCCGAAATATCGCTCGACCGGCTGTTCGCTGCTGAATGTGAACTCGACCACTTCAGGATCTTCCTTGGCACGCGCTACATCAGCTACCACCGCCGAGCGGTAGAGAGGCTCTGAATTGAGTTCGCGCAGATCCATCAGAGATCGGCCATCGTTCTGATCCATGCTATCTGCTGCTGGCTCAAACAAAATCGGCTGATAGTCGTTGTCGTCCAGCCATTGCCGTGCTTCGGCCACGGTGAAGCGTGAGGCATCAAATCGAATGGCCTGCAGCTGCGTTGGCTCATCGGTGCGGATGCCGAAGATGAAATCAACACCAGCGCCGCCGGCACCGTTCTCACGCCGGAACCGCTCGAAGCGATCAGGATCGATCAGCCTTGCTGCGTGCTCGTTCGGATAGGGCCGGGCTTCGTGGCCTTCGATGCTGCGATCCTCTCGCGCCTTCTTGATGCTTTCAGACTTTGCTGTGCTCCAGGTCTGGCCAGCATCACCACCCCAGGCGGCCCATGACACACGGCCGGCCGACGGATAGCCATCCTCATCAGGACTGAAGCCTTCGCCCTGCTTGTCCACCTCATGCCTGGCAAACCAGGCCGCCATCGTGATCACCGTGTCAGGGCTCAGCTCATTGCCTGACAGGATCTGGCTAGCCCTGCGTGCTGCCACCTCAGTGCCGCCGGCCTCGCCTTCTTCTTTCCATGCGCGATACCGCCTGGCCTCTTCTTTCATGCCTTCAGTCGGCATCAGGTTGATCTCGGTGCCATTGACGTTCGCCATCAGGCAGCAGCCTCCTCATCAATCACAAGATCAGGCGTTGCGTTTGGTGCGCCGCCCTGGGCATCGTCTGCCGGGTTGGTGTCGAACTGCAAGCCGAGCTGCTCAGCCCGATCCACTTCGTTTGAACGTGCAGTCAGTAGATCCTCAAGGTCACCGCCACTTTCAGCGACCACCTGCGCCTGTGTCTTGAAGCCAGCCCGCACGGCATCGCGATAAGCCTGCACTTCTTTTTGTGGATCAACCCAGGCCCAGCCACGCGGATACCACTGCACAGTCTCGTACCGCTCCGGCATCGTTTCGTAATCCGGCAAGCGCAGTTGACCAGAGGCAACGGCAGCGGCCAGCCATCGCTCATAAACCGGCTGCGCCAGGTGCTCGATCATGAAGTCCTGCAACATTCGCCAGTGCTCACGATCCTCAAGCAGGCTCAGCCTGCTGCTGCTGTAGTTCGACTGGCTGAAATCGCGGCTGATCGTTTCGTAACTGCAGCCAATGGCCGCGGCGACAGATCGCAGCATTCCACGCAGGAATGGCTCGAACTGACCATCAGGTGCATCAAGCTGCGGCACGTTGATCGTCTCGCCAGGTGCCAGATACTTGAAGACACCAGGCTCAAAACGACTGACGCGCTCGTCGTCATAGACCTCATCGCCTTCCAGCTCACCCTCGGGTGACTGGATGAAGCCCATCAGGCTGCTGTTGGCCCTGGCCCTGACCACCTCGGCTTCCTCATAGCCATCAAGGTGATGCAACCGCTTGATGGCGCTAGATACCCACGGAGCACCACGAGTCTGGCCTGGGCGCTCGGTGATGAACAGATGGATGATCTCATCTGCCGGCACCTCGATCACTTCGCCGCCGCGAGCGTTGGCAATGTCGCCAGGGTGAACGGTGCGGAATGCGTAGCTGATAGGCCGCCCCCAGCGATTGACCTTGACGCCCATGCGCCACTGGTCGCCATTGGCATCCTTGCCGTAGCTTTTGCCTTCGTCGCAGTAATCCGACTCGATGATCTCGATGCCAAGCGGCACACGGCTGCGACCAAATGCTTCGGGGATGATCCGCAGGAACACCTCACCGGATTCCGCAACGGCCATGATCGCCAGCCGCAGAATCTCAGCCATGCTCAGCCGGCCGCCAACGTGACAGCGATCGGCATGACACCACGATTGCCAGGCCATCTCGATCCGACGGTTTACAGGCTCGTTCAGCCTGTTCCCGCGTTGCATCCGCACACGGCCCTGCATCCTGATGCCTTGGCCAATCACATTGGCGCCGATCGCGCGGATGGCCTGACGGGCGTAGGGAGAATCGCGGACGAGCTGACGCGAACGATTCCGCAGCCTGATCAGGCTGCCATCAATCTCAGCGTCGGCGCTGGTGCTGCTGGTGATCCAGTTGGCAGTCAGCCTCGTGGCCAGTGCGCCCTCATAGGCGCGACGACGTGGCCGCTTCTGCTGTTGCTGCTCAGTCTCAACAGCCTCGATGGGCTTGGCTTTCTTGCTGGCCATCAGAACCTCACGAAGACATTGCGGGGATCACCCAGGCCCTGGGCGATCTTCTCGGCAGCACGTTCACGCGCAACGATCGCCTTCAGCTGTGATTCGCGCTGCATCAGCAGGTTCAGGTCATTCGCGGTGAAGCTGCGGCCGCCGATGCTGTATTGCTTCGCGCCTTTGCTGATGATCGCCCGGATGGCCGCCTGCACGGCATCCAGATCTTGCTCAGCCTGGCTGCGGCCATCAAATGCAGTCGCGTCGCCGGTGAATGACAGGGACGGCAGCACCTCGGTGGTTCCGCTGCCGGTGACCACCACCACGGCGCCGGACGTGATGCGGCGCTGCCAGTACCAGGTGCCGGCATCCCATCCGGTGGTTGTGGCTGCTGACAGGCTCACATCCCAGCCGCCATCAGCGCGAGCGCTGCCGGCAGCCGTTGCGCCCTCGCCTGCAGTGTTCGTGCGAAAGCTGACCTGCAGCGTCCAAGTATCCGATTGAGCTGGGGTGTTGTTGACAGTCGCAGGCGGCTCGATCCACGTCACGGTGGTGCCGACAACAATCTCAGCAGGAACAGTCACGGCATCACCTCCACTGGATAAGGATAGCCTCACCAGCCATTGACAAAATCAGGCCCACGTGGCGCTGATCTGCGACGTTTTCCCGCTGGTTTGGCTTCGGGCTTCTTATTTTGCGTTGCCGCCGACTCCATCTGATCCCACATCGTCGCGCGGTTGTATCGGCGCTTGACCAGTTCGAGCACAGCCATGCAATAGACCGCAAGGTCGAGCGGTTCGTTGCGTGCGCCACTTGGCTTCTCCCAGGTCAGAACCTGGAAGCCCTTGACCGTCTTCGGCACTAAGCGCTCACAGGTCAGGCCCTGCAAGAACTCCTCGGTCACATCATTGCCGAAGTGAATCGCGCCAGGGCCGGTGCCTTCACGTTTCAATCGCGCGTAGACAGATCGCTTCAAGGTGTCGCCGCCCACGAGATACAACGTCACGCCTTTCTTGACCAGACGGCCTTTCCAGTTCACATCGACCTTGCTGCCTTTGCTCAGTGCCGGTGCCGCCTTGGTGCTGCTGCCCTTCAATGCCACCACGCCTTCGCGTGTGCGTTGCCTACAGAACTCATAGGCCTCCTGCGTGAAGTGGCCGCCGGTATCAACACCGCAATGCCTGACAATCATCGTGCCGCCATCCTCTCGCGGCCATTCCGTCTTCCTGATGCTGTCGATCTGTTCCCACACATCCTCATAGGCAGGGCTGCCCTCGATCTTCTGATGCCAGATCCGCCACATCTCCTCACCGCGGCCAAAGCCCCAGACGGTTGTCTCAAGCCAGGTGTCCTGCACGTCAACGGCCATCAGCAAGAGCACGACGCCAGCTGGCACGGTGCCGCTGCTGTAAGCCTCAGATTGCGCTTTCGCCATCAGGCCATCAGCGTTGATCGCAGCAACGGCCTCATCCTCCCAAGCCTCGGCCGCACGTTTGTTCACCCAGCCCTTCAGGAGCAGCGGGTCAGTCTTCGCTCGCAGGAACTCATCACGGATCTGCCGCCAGCTTGTCCAACCGGCCGGTGCATACCAGCCAGGCAGGTGAAAGCCAGCCGTCACGCCGTCGCCTTTAGCGGTCGCTTGCCACTGCGCACCCATCAGCATCGTGGTCTTGTGATGCTCGCTCACGCGCTCACCGCAGGCAGGACACTGCGCGAACACCTCGCCGTCAGGCGTATCCCACTTCATGTGCTCACGCCAACGCAGCACCTCAAGGGCGCCGCAGCAGGGCATCTTGAGAGCAAGCTGACGGCGATCTGATCGCGTCTCGTACTCATGCGTGATGCGGCACATGCCGCGGGTGCCGGGTGTGCTGGTGATCAGCACCTTGCCCATCGGGAACGTTGATGTGCGGGCCTCAGCGTTCTCAAGCGGATCGCCCTTGTCATCGGCCTCGAACGGATACGAGCTGACCTCATCGGCCAAGAGGTAGGCGGCAGGCATTGACTGCAGGCCGCTGCCGCTGTTGGCGCCAGTCAGAACGAACAGGCCACCGCGGAACTCCTTCAGGAACATGGTGTTACCGCTGTCCCTCGCCCTCGCAGGCGCGATCAGATCCGACAAGACAGGCGTTTCGCGCAGCAGGGGCTCCAGCCGCTGGCGGTTCAGACGCTTGGCCATGTCGAGGGTGGGCTGCACGAGCAGGGTCGGCGCTGGCCACAGGTGGATGATCGCCCCAAGCCAGTTCAGCACCACCTCCGTCTTCCCCATCTGACTGCCGAACATCAGCACCACACGACGCCACGGGCTTGATGGGCTCAGGCATTCCATCGGTTCGCGCAGGTATGGCGTGCGATCTGTGCGCCACGGGCCAGGCTCCGCTGATCCCTTCGTTGACAAGACGCGGTGAGTATCGGCCCACTGCGCAACCGTCATCGGATCAGCAGGCATCAGGCCTTCGTCAAATGCCCGATCGAACAGCTGCATCGCATCAGCCATCAGCCAGCACCCTCAACGCCACACGCAGCTCCTCAGTCAATAGCTGATGGCACAGCCTTGTGTCTGTGGTGCCGGCCAGCTGCGCAGCCAAGCGATCAGGGATCGCCATGATCGAATCACGCACGGCCCTGCCTTTCTTGAATGCTGCGGCCTTGACATCAGCAGCAGACACCAGCTCACCGCGGCCCTGCAGCGCTTCGAGCTTGGCCTTCTCCGCCTGGTAATGCTCACGCCTTGCCCTGCTCTCATTCAGATCCGGGATTTGATCTTCCGGGAGCGATTCGATCAGCTCACGTAGCTCTGAATCCTTTGGCTTCGTCTTGAGCGCTGCGGCCTTCGGCTTCTTCTCAATAGGGTCCGGCCTGCTGACTTTGCTGTTGTGCGTTGCCTTCGTGTTCTTGTTCCACAGCTCTAAAGCAAGGTCACGATCAAGCCAACGCTTGCCCTCTTTCTCAACAACGGCATCGCTGATGCGTCCATGCTTGACGGCATAGGTCACTGCAGCAGGACTGCAGCCTTTAAGTATTGCCATCTCTGAGAACGTAATCAGCATCTAGCTTCTTCTTCCTCCTTAAACGAATCTAGCCTAGGCTAGGAGATGCTTAAAAGCGCCCCTTAAAGGCAGGTTGGGGAGCTTATGCCTGCCGCTGATGGCTATTAAGAATCATTCGCATTTGCCGCTAGAAAAAGAACGGGCGAATGAACGACCA